TGCAACCGGAGATTTCGTGGGCGTAACCGTTGGACTCCAGTCAACCTCATTTACAATCCCATTTACGCCCGTGGCTGTCGTGGATTTTTCGTAAGCGGAAATGACGTTGTACGAAGGGAATAAACCGCCGGAAATCACAGGGTTTGTGTAATCAACCGTGGCATTTGCGCCGAAAGAACTATGTGCGGTATCCGCGATGGACCCTGCAAAACTCTGTGTGTACGCCCCAAAAGAGTTCGCCTGTCCTGTGTAAACCGTGGTCGCTGGCAAATAAGCGGACGTAATCACCGATCCATGCCAAGTACCAGTTGTAATTGTTCCCAAGGTAGTGAGACTGCTACTTCCAGCAATCGGCGAAAAGATGGAACTCAAGTTGATTGCTGTGGGGGGGACCGCCGCGCTTCCTGTCACGTTCCAACCCATTGCATAGTAATCATTGACCGTGGGCGAAGCAACGTATCCTGTCATGGCGCTGGCACTCTGATAAGGGATCGAGTCCACCGTTGTTCCAGAGAGGTTGGTTGCCGTCGTTGCACTAGTAGCGGTTGCGGCGTTACCACCAATGCTGAGGTTAGAGACAGGCGTTGTGCTGGTCACTGTGAACGGCGCTGTGCCCGTGGCAACGTTACTGGTAAACGTCGGGGCCGTCAGACCGTTCATGAACGTCTGCGCAGCCGCTCCCAGATAAGCCAATGTCGAGGATGCGGGAATCGTTGTGCTGTTAATGCTCGTGCTGCTTGACAATGCCGCTGGCAGATAGTTCGCCGGGATCGGTGTACTAGAGTTGTATGCCCCTCCCCAGGTCGTGCCAGAAGTCCAGTAGACGATACCCGCCGTGGTGGGCCACACCATCGATCCACCCGTCGTGCAGGTGCCCCCGGCGTCGGCCAGGGTCCACGTATTCCCCGACAAGGAGAACTCGGCACAATGGTTATTTGTCAAGCCCGTTTTTGGCATCATTCCAACAAGCCAATCTGCCCCGTTATCCCAAGCGTGCCAGTTCAGGTTAGTCGAGTCATACCCCATTTCACCGTTCGCCAAAGCTACATACCCAGCGGCTACAGGATGCTTGACCTGAGTTGCGCTAGAGAAGTCCTGCAAGTACGCGCCGTAGGCGTTAGCCTGATTGGTCTGCACGACTGTCCCAGGTAGGGAATAAGCCGCACTGGAGCACCCTGTCCCCGCATCACTCAGATCGCCACAAGCTGGCTGCGTCTGCGTAAATAATCCGGTGCCAGAGGTATAGCTATTCAGCCATTTATGTGCCACCGCAGAGAGGGTCGATGGAAGCTGGCTCGTTGTAGCATAACTGTTCATGTCTAGAGCAAAAGTTCCAGCCGCCAACATCTTCACAAACGGAGTCCCGCTTGACCACGCGGGATAGTTTAGTGATCCCCAAGTGCCTATTTGACTTACCAAAGCAACCGTTCCGGCTGATGCTGGCAGCGTGATACTGTTTGCACCCACGGTCACGCTTGAAGGAAGTCTCATTGTTACACTGCTGAAGTCCTGCAACCCGGTTGTGTATGTATTGGCTTGGTTAGTTTGTACTACGGTCCCCGGAAGCGTGTATGGCGCAACCCAACTGCGAACACCGGCGCTCGTTGAGGAGAGAAGATAGCCGTTTGTGGAAGGATTGCCAAGCAACGGTTCATACGTGCTCGCCGCCGTTGCGCTGGTCAAATAGGAACTAAGATTCAGAAAGTTCGCCGGAATTTGATTCGATGCACTGTAGGTGGTTCCCCAAGTGCTCAAGCCTGTGTAGTTGGGAATGCCTCCCGCGCCAGCAGGCCACAGCATTCCACTGCCAGCAGCATATTGCGGGATATTCAGCACGTTTCCGCTGTACGTTGCCGCGCCGCTCGTGCCTGTCGTAGTCAGCGTGAAGATTGGAGCGTAGATACTTGCAGCGTTTGCAATCGTGAGGTAATTCGCAATCGTGGCGAAAGCCCCAGTTCCGAACGCCGTCCCTCCAGACTTGGTACAGGTAATCGCTACCGCTCCCGGCCCCGTCGCTGTGCAGTCTCCTGTCAGTGCCGTGAGGTAGTTTCCTGCCGCTTGCTTGCCATTGAGTGCGGTCTGCAAATCAGTCTGGTTGCTCAGGGTTCCTGTAATGCCGCCCCACACAGAGCTGCCGCCAGAGCCTGTCGCATTGATGGTCACCGCCCCGGTTCCACCCGTGGGTGAGATGGTGACGTTTATACCAGCGAGAATCTGGGAAACGCCGCTGCTTGTGCCGCCACTGCAAATACCGGCCGGAAGCGCCGCGGTGATCTGAGATGAGATGTCCTCAGTTCCGCCCCCACCGGTAACCGCTACCTGGACCTGGAACGCGCCTGGAACGATCAGTGGAGTCACGGGACAGGAGAGTGTAAAAGTCCATGTCGAGGGAGTGGGACAAATCTGTGCGGTGTCGGCCAGCAGGGTTGAGAAGTGGCCGTAGGAGTCAATGGAACCGTTGACAGTGTTTTGGAAAGTCGAAACGCAGCCCAGAAGGCCAAGTTGGGGCGAGGAAGAAAGGTTAGTCCATGCGGCGCCAAAGGAACCGCCGGCGAGGACAGGGACCGTGGCCGTGGTCTGAACGTAGCCCGAGGGGATCTGCGCAGAGACGGGAAGGACGAGGAGCGCCATGAAGGTTGTCAGGATTGTTAGACGAATGGGATTGGTCATTGAGGCGCTCCTTGAGATGAGGCTGGATTAGATAGCTGAGCTGGCTGCCCCGCTTGATTCCGTTGGATCGCAGCGGCGTAAGCGGCGAGCAGGGGGCTAACTTGAATCCCGCGCGCCTTAGCCGTTGCGACAATCTTAGGCATGTCCCCCCGAAGTTCGAGTGGAATCTGTGCAATCTGCGCTCGGGACGGCCGGAGGAGAAATTCTCTGACCAGGGGATGAGCCAGAATTCCGTCAATGGCTGTTCCGACAGCGCCAGCAGCAGGAATGGCCAGCAACCCACCAGGTGAAACCTTCTGCCCACGCATAAGATCACTCAGCATGTGGAACGCAGGCCATATCACAGAGAGCCGGACCAAGCTGCCTACCGCACTGGAACCGCGGCGCTGGACAGAGGCTTCGTTGGCACGGCGGAGATCGGCGTCGGAAATTGTTTGGTGGGGATCGGGAATAGGCCGATCCGGGAAATTGGGCCGCAGGGGCTGCTCAACCGATTGAAACGCGCGTTCAGCGGGGGCTCCGGATGTCAGTCGGGCAGGAGTACGCTGCGGAAGAGGAGTCAGTCGGAATCCGGGTCGAGGATCATTTACGGTTGGCGGTGGAGGAACTTGCTTCAAACTTTTGCGAAGCTGCTCCTCGGGGGGAAGGCTGTCCAAAGCCTTGCGCGCCGCTTTGACTTGGCGGTAGGAATCGACGAGGGTGGGATCGTAGTTGCGGGCCTTAGCCAACCGTTCCTCATCCGCACGCTCTTGGAAGGCTTCCGGGTTAAGCTGCTTCTCACGAATAGTACGCGCGGTATCAGGCGAATGAGATTCTCGCCCAAAGGCTTCCTGATAAGTGATGGTGGAAGCACGTGCGGCGCCAAGATCGTCCCCGGCTCCAGCGTCAGCGGAAGCACGAGTCACGGCGGCGCGCAGCACCTTAGCCACCTGCTTCATTTCGCCAAGCAAAGGCCCCTCGAACCGTCCGCTACGGATATACCGCTGAAGAATCGACGAAGCCCGATGGACCTGTTCGACTGGGATTGGCTTTCCTGCTTGTGGATCAAAGTCAATTGGATCAGGCTCAAACCCACTGCTGGTTGCGATTTGGTCGATATTTGCGCGAACACGCTCGGGATAATCAAAGTAATTACCGGTATAGCCTTGGGTCTTCATGATCGCTGAGCGATCTTGGGCATAGAGTGAGTCGAGGGGCGCGTCTTCGGGCGCAACTTGCAATTGGCGCAACAACTTTACAGTTTCTGGTGAGATTGCGGCTATAGACTTAAGCTGATCGGCGATCTGGCCGCCATCCATGGTCTTGCCCGCTATTTTCTGCCGCCATTTCGACCACGCGGAGTTCTCTTCAGTCTTGGCTCGTGTATCAGCAGCGGCTTCCTTAGCGTAATGCTCGTTAGTAGACTGCTTATACGCCTGCTCTCGTTGGCGACGAAGTTCAAGCGCGTTCTCCGCGGCGCGGTTGGCGTCAGCCACTTTTTTCACAACGGCCTGATGTTTGGCCTTGACCGCTTCATTGGATTCAGTGACTTTTTGCTCGGCTGCCTGCCGCTGTCTTGCTAACTGCGCGGCTTCAGATCGATCTGTTTGGTCAATCTCTTGAGCTTTGTTAGCGACATCTCGCTGATAGCCAATCTCACGACCCTGCTGCTCGTGCAACGCGGATTGTGTGTCGGTAAGATGGTCCTTTACAGCCTTTGCGTTTGCTGTGTCGATTTTGCTGTTTTCATCAGCGAATTTACGAACGAGTTCGCGGGCCACGCCGGGGCCAGACCCAGCAAGCCGACGGACTGTTCCGGGAACGAGGGCCTTTATCTTACCAACGGTCTTAGGTGTGAGCGCGAGCGCGGCATTGCCAAATGCTGTCCCTGCCGCACCGGTGTAGTTTCCGGTCCCAAGCTGTTCCCCTTCCTTCTGCCCTACTTGCGCGGCCCAGGGGCCTAGCATGGGCATGGCCGCCGCGAGTCCATGCCCAAGCGATAGCTCCCAGTGTTCCGCAGCCTTGGGAGACGGGTGCATCGAATACCATGGACTTTCTGCGTTGGCCTGCTTGAATTCACTCGCCGCTTGTCTTCCTTGATCGACTTGTGGATCGACGAGAATCCGCTTTGCAGCCAGAATCGCTCGGCCTAAAATCGGCGATTGCCAAGAGGGATCTTTTTCGTTCGCGCCTACGATTGCAGCCTCTTGCGGATTCTGTGGGCCTTCATAGAAAGCCGACTTGAGCCCTTCAGCGGCTCCCACAAAAGGGGCTGCCAAGGAGGACAGAAAACCTTCTTGCGAGGGTAATTGTTTTGGGGGGACAGGAGCGGCTGGAGACTTGGAGGCTGTGCCCAGCTTCTGTTGCCCCATCTGAAGCACCTTGTTCCGCTCATCCAGTGGCAATCCGGCATAGTCCTTATCCACCATCGCCAACGCCTTCTGCTGTTCGGCGGGGGGCAGAGTATAGAATTGAGGATCGGCGAGAGCTTGTTGGGCTTTAGGGGTCATCGATGGCTCCAATAATCGGCCGCTGTTTTAGGAGCGCCCTTTGCAGGAGTTACTGATGGGCCTCTCCGGCCTATCGGGGCTCCTGCCTGCGTCTGTTGAACCGCGCCACTCAAGTCCACTCCATAAGTTGCGCCGGTGTCCTTGACCTGCTGCCATTGCAAATCGTTACGCTGCTTGGCGAGGTCTACCATTTGCTTAATCTGTCCGCCAGCAAGGTTGATGCCACCTTTGAGGCCATCGTAGATGAAGTCACCATTCGCATCTTGGTGGCCAATTGTTGCAAGTTTTGAGTCCACCCAGTCCGTAGATTGCCGAGCTTCATCGATGATCGACTTGGCGACTCGGGTTCCCTTCTGGGCGCCAAGAGTCATACCGATGTGGTTCATCAGGAGAGAAACCATCGCCTGCTGGTTGCCTTGGTAGGCATCTGTGGCGTTCTGCTGCATGATCTTGAGCCGAGTTTGCGCTTCGCGTGCGTTACCAAACTCCTTGCCGATGGTGGCTGCGATTGCAGGAGGGAGAGGGACGGACGATCCTGCGCCGTTCGCAAATGTCAGCCCACCGGTGCGCCGATTGAAACTTCCTAGCGCAATCGATTGGGTCTGAGGATTGTAAGAAGCCATAGGCTCGAATAAGCCAGTTTCAGCGAAGGACGGCTGTGGCTTAAAGTCCGGCAGCGCGTTCCCCGCGGCGTCCTGCCATGTCTTCTTGCCGGGGTTGAAAAATCCAAATACATTTTTGCCACCGGACAGACCTGGACGAGGTGTGCCGGGCTTCGGCTCAGGGGGTTTGAATCCAGGCCCAGTTGGCTTCGATACGATGTTTCCGGTCTCATCTCTGCCATAGACGACGTATTGACCGTCCGGACCGGACTGCGGTTGCCCGGCGGCTCCGGGCAGAGGAGTGAATTTGGAGGCAGGCAGCGCCTTTCCACCGAAAAATTCCGGTGAGATCGCAGCCTCTTGCTCCGGCGTGAGCGTAAGCCCCATCTTCTTCAGAGAATCAGTATAGCTTTTGAATCGGGCTTCACCTGAGGGCGTGTCTGCTATGCTTTTCACCCCATTTGGTGTCCAGTAAGATGTGTAATCCGCGCCGTCGTCACCCTTGTACTTGCGCAGAGGGACACCGAGTTGCTGCCGGACAATCTGCCTGTCTTGCTCGTCTCTGTCAGCAAGCGCGTTCTGCTGGCGAGCGCCCTCGGCGGCCATTTGCTGCGTTGTGGTCTGGGCTTTTCGTAGTTCCAAATCTTGCGCGTCGGATGTGCGCTTGTCACGGATGTCCTGCGCGTCCGACAACGCGGGCGCCACTGGCGCGAGTACCGAAAGTGCGTTCCAGAAACCCAAGTGGTGCCTCCCTCGCTTATACTTCGCCGCTATCGATGGGGTTGAAACCCTGCGTGTAGTCCGGAGTGTAGTAGTTCACGTCAGGCGAGCTTGGGAACAGGCCGGGGTCATATGCCGATGCCGATGCGCCAAGCGAGGTGTCTCCCCATGACGGATCTCCCGGATATGTAGCATCTACCGGTGCGTACATGTTGGGCAGTTGCTGTGGCTGCGTCCCCATCGTGCGCTGCAATTGTGCAGCCGATGTAGCTGTGGCCGGGCTTAGTTTTCCCAATGTTGAAAACGCCTTGGCCAATTGAGCGATCGAATTTGCCGACTGGCTATCCGGGTTGACCGCGCCGCCGCCGACCTGAAGCGCTTGTAGAGCATCCTGATACCCGGCCTGCTGATTCTGCTGGATGTAGGGCGCGATGGCCTGAGACTCGACCTGCTGCGAGATTGCCGGTGAGTCTGACAGCCCACGGGAAGCCAGATAGCCCTGAGTATTGTTGGCCACGGCGGAGGTCAGGCCGGCGTTCAACGGTTGGGTGAATTGGGCGGCGTAGGCGTTCATCTTCGCTGGATCTTGCGCGTAACTGCGGAGCTGGTTCTGGTATTGCTGGTTCTGATACTGGTTGTACATGTTGTAGGCCGCAGAGCCGATGCTGGCGGCTTGCGTGCCGGCCTGAAGCTCAGGCTGGATCGAAGAGAGCGCGCTTGTTAAACCCTCGGGCATGGGTGACTCCTTTTCCTGCGTTAAACGACTGGATTAGCCAACTCGAACTGGTTCTGCGGCTGCGCAGGCTGTGTTTGCCAGTTGCCGCCGGAGATTGAAGACGAAGATCCCGTGCTGCCTGCGCCTCCCTGACCATGGAGAGCTGCCAGGATCGACGCCACTGACGATGAAGCATCCCCGCCAGGGCCCGCCGCGGTAGCCGTACTGGCCCCGGTGGTTCCACCGGAAACCCCGCTCGAACCGGTGCTCGTAGCCGATGTCCCTGCCGTTCCAGCCTGATACCCCGGATACCCGGCCAGCAGGTCAGTCAGCGCACTTGTACCAGAATCGGTCAGGGAGCCACCAGTCTGCTGCTGGGACTGCCCCTGCGCGCCGAGAACGGCTTCCTGCTTAGCCAAATTGGCTTGGTTGGCAGTGGTTTGCTGCTGCTGCTTGACGAGGGCAGCGGAAGCATCACGGCTCTTGTCGCCTTCGTAAATAGCGGTTCCAGTTCCTGCCACACCCGCTGCAATTGCTGCGATCGTCAACGTCGTTGCGAGAGTTGAAGACATCGCGTTGTCCTTTCTCCGAGCCTACTGGCCGGTAATCATAATCTTGTCTTTGCTGTTATCCTTACGAGACATCAGTTGGTCAGCCTCGGCGCATATTTCGTTTTCCGCTTCCTCGACAGTCGTAGCTTGAGTCGGAAAGATCATTGTCATCTCGACTGGACTGTGAGTTACGGATAGCTGCTTGCGGCCAGCACAACCAGGGATAATGTTGTAACCAGTCAGGTCAACCCGCTTGCCATTCCCACCGATGATCGAGCAATCTCCGTGAACAATAAGTATGGTCGCGCGTAGCATGAGCGACCCTATGGATACCATTCCCGGCCCGCGCCGGATTGTGCGAGCGTACATTCCCCCGTGGAGAAGGTGCTCAGTGATGACTTCACCTTGCGGACACTGAAGAATGAATGCTTGAGCCTGGGCCAACTTAGCAAGCAAATCGGGAGATGGCGGGACTAGGGTAGAAGCTACAGGCGCGGTCAGAGCGGCGCTCATGATCGGCCTCCTTCTGCTGTGCCAAGGGCGCGCTCAAGTTCAATTTGCATAAGTTCCGGCTGCACTGGCGGTTCTATCAGCCATTTCGTGTGCTGAATGTGAGTTGGCTTGTACCCTGGCCGCCGTGCGAGAACTTTGTCCAGGCGGCTGCCGACACGGGGACCGCACGAAATGATGTGGCAGCCAATTTCGGTCGCATATTGCTCGGCGGCAACGAGAAGAGAATTCCAAGCCGTTGTATGACGGTAAGCGGAGTAGACGAACACGGATTCGATAGTGCCGATCCGATGACCGTCGTGTGGGACAACTGCGTTGAGAACCGAGATGAAGCCAATGAGTAATGGATGCCCGTAAAAGATGGTGCTATCCTCCAAGTCTCTACTATCGTTGAGACCGTTTGGGTCGTCTACATAAGCCGCGAAACATTTAAGCGATCCCGCTCGTTCCATTGCCTCGTAGAGCGCGGGTTGAGGTTGCGCACTGGGCACAAGACACTCCGAGGAATATGCCCGGACCAGTTCAGCGGCATTCGGCGAGTCGAAGATCGCGGCGACAGAAACAGGAAGAACGGTGACCCGCACAGGAGTGACAGCCCGTTCCACAGCCGTGACAGACCGTTTCTGTTCCTCCGTACCCATTGCCCCCAGCGAAGTGGAAACGGAGACCGTGACCTCATCCGAAAGCTCCTGCTCAGCACCGGTCATCGTGGTCCCCCCTCCTCAACCTTGCTCAGCAGCCCCACTCCCATCGACCCCTGGAATGGCAGCACCGTTCCCCCGGCCAGCCGCGCGATGATCCGGGCCATCTTAGCCTCGGCTGGACGATTGTCGGCCAGGAAGGTCAGGAATCCAACACAGCCGCGCTGGCGAGCCTCGGCGAAGACCTGCGGCATGGCTTCCTTGAACCAGTTTAGCGGTATTCCGGGTGGAAGTGGGGAAACGGCTAGAATTCGCCATAACACCAACCATCCGTGAGAGAAAGAAGCAACCACGAGGGCGAAGGGGGCGGCTTGGCCGATGGGCTCGACGACCCAGACCCATTCCGGAACCAAGTAAGGCGCTCCGGTGTCGAGAAGACCCGGAGGAAGAATATCAACTTCGCCTTCGCGCAGATTACGGACATGAATGGCAAGGCTCACGAAATCACCCGCCGGGCCATATTGCTTTTTGGTGTGACTGCCCAATCCACCGAATCAATCACCCCGGTGGCCCCGCCACTATTTCCGCTGATGTCCAAATGCGCCCGGTTACCATTACGAAAAATAGAGACGTTCGCTGTGAACAGGTTGCTGCCACCCTGAGGCACAATATCTATGGCCTGTGAGCCGATCTGCTGGCCGTCTAGCCATAGGTTTGCAATGATCGACTGGACCATCGCTGCCGACCCATAGCCGGTGATTGTGGCCCGCTCGTAAAACAGCCGCTGGGTGCCACCCTCACCAAACAGGTCAGGCGTGCGAAATGACCATTGAACTGCGGACTGGTCCGTCGCTCCCTGATCCCAATTCAAGTCCCCTGACTGTAGCCGCTGGATCGTGCCATCAGATTTTCCAGCAAGGACAAGCGGGTATCCCTCGCCGCCGGCTACGGTTGCCATCGAGCTAATCGCCCAAGGTAAATCCAGCACGGCCCATGACTTCATCACCAAGTCGTAGCAGAACAGGCGAGTCAACGCACCAGACTGGCCGGACAATGGCATCGCGCAGAGGTACATCGGCGGGGCGACTGTCTGCGCGGATTGCGAAAGGTAGACATAGGCGGGGTCAACTGGAACCAGATCTGCCTCGGAATCCACCCCACCGAACAGATACGGCCGAATGTCCTCGCTGATGAGCCGATCGTTGATCCCGTCAAACACTGCGAAACCAAGATGGGTAAACCGGACGACGCCGAAGCCAGGCAGAAACTGAATGCTGCGCGCGGCAATGCAGCCAAGGTTGGTTTGCGCCGGCTGGATCTCGAACGAAGTCGTGCCGAAGACTCCAATAAACTGGTATGTTGTGAATTCCTTAAAGATGCACAAGGAGCCAGTAGGGGAGATTCCAAGCGCGGCGATCGTGAAAGGGCATAGTCCAGTGATTTGTGAGCCATCCTGCCGACCGACGAACGCCGTGTTGACCGGGTTCCATGAATTTAGATTATTTGAATCGGACATCTTCAGGCAAGATGGGCCGTCAATGCCGTCAGAGGTATTGGCAGGGGAAGTATTAGCCAGCCAGAGGGAGCCTGCGTAGGCAACAGCGTGCGCGGCGCCGCGGGGCGCGGTCGAAGCGACAATTGGGCCTTGGCTGGTCCAGAGCACCGTACCATCAGCAGTCTGCGCTCCGAGCGCGGTGTTCCACGAAGGCGCGCTAGTGCCTGAGACGCCGCCCTGAGTCGCCGTGTAGTAGTTGCTGCTGCCGTCGGTGACTTGCGCGCCGGTCAACCAGGTTACGGAGGACTGCCAATCTGGAAAGGCGTTCTGGAAGGTGTTGGCGAGAGGAGTGAGCGTGGCAGCAGCCAATTGGGACGGATCGCAGGACTGTGGCGCGTACCCATTTCCAAGGATCAGGATCTCTTTCCCTGCGAACTGCAACATCATCGGAATACTGCACACTTTACCACTGATTCCTCCGTAGGGAGAGAATGAGGAATAGGTAGTAGCGGAAACAGTAAACGACCCACTGGATTTCAAGTTAAAATCCGTTTCCCCACCCGACGTGGAACAACTCGCAGTAGCTCGCATCCGAATTTGAAGAAGGTTAAGATTAGTCAACACACCCGCCGCAATGACGCAAACCTCGGTGTTCGTGAATGTAGTTGAATGAGCATACGTATAACTATCAAACGTGGACCAGGTACCCCCGCCATCCACAGAATAGTCATAACTGACGTGGGCTGTGCCAAACCCCAATACATAGACAGAACCAGATACGGTGAACGGCAAGGATAAAGTCTGAGACGCCAAAACAGAATAAGACCCCCAGCCCGAAGCGATGACTTGGCTTCCCGACGCAGGAGATCCATAACCCGCCGTGATAGCTAAGGTTCCACCGATCGTGCCCGCGGTAAACGTCTGGGAAATAGCAGTGATAGTGTCAAATACAAAGTTTGGACCGCCCGGAGATAACTGCGCGGGTTGCGGATCTATGCCGCTGAACGCTCCCCCGGTGACAGGGGCAAATTGAACAATCTTGCTCGGCGGAGCTACACTTCCAATGCAGAGTTGCAGAATGTAGCTCGTGTTGTACGCTGGCAGCGAAGTGGACCCGCTGGTGAGCGCGCCCGTAAAAGTAGCGACCAGATTCAGCCCGGACACGGTTCCGGGAATGTTGGACAGAATCTTGTTTCCAGACAAAGCCCCTAAGGTGGCGAGATAGTAGATGTCATATCCGGTTGCGTTCTGAACCACCGGCCAAGTAAAATTCACAGCGGCGAAGGAACTGGCCGTGGTGAACTGAAACAGGAATGGAGCAGTGTTGACACTCAGGCCGGCAACAGACCCCAGCGCCACGATAGCAAAGTAATAAGTTCCCGCCACGTTTGTGGTCGCTCCGGACGGTATACCGCTGGCCGAGGGAATATCAAGAATCTCCGGCCCGGGGGTGTTCGCCAACACAGGATAGATTGGGTATTGGCCCGAAGCGTACTGGGTAAACGTGGCCACAAACGCAGGACTGGTAAAGGGGGCGGGGATCTGACCAATGGAGAAGGAGCCATCAGCAATTTGAAGAGAGCCACGCTGATTGAAAAGGAGGTTCGAGAGACGAGAGAGCGCACCAGGGGGCTGGCTCAGGCTGCCCGTGCTGGCTACTAACTTTGCCCACTTGCGTTGGCTTATGATCTTTGCCGCCATCTCAACACACTCCACTAAGCAGCACGGCGCAAAGAAGCAAAGTCGGCAAAATCACACCGCCGAAAAATCCACCCAAACCGCTCACAACTTCTGGCCCCGTCGCTCCACCGCACTGCACTCGCCGCGGCGACATTACCTGCCTGTTTCCTTTGATTGCTTGGCACTTCTGCTCAAACTGCTTCAACAAAGCGGATTGCGCTTCGATGTCCTGTTCCGCGCCACGGAAACGCGCAGAAAGGTAATCGCGCAGGGCATCAATCCAAGCCGGAGGAAGGTTCAGTTGCACGGCGGACTGCCCCTGCGCGTAGTGAATAGGGCAGCGGATTCCAGACATGTAGATGTTGGCCTCAGAGATCGCGGTCCCGGCTGGCCAAGCCCGAGCAATGGTTCCTCCCATGCCGCGAGTAATCTGGGTTAGCTGGTTCGAGACGTTACTAGAGTAATAGACCAACTCACAGGCAGAAGGATCAGCCGGATAAGGGCCAAGCAGAGCAAGCCCGAATCCCAGCACCCAGCCGGAGGAGCCAACAGTATAAGGGATCACAGTTGCCGTTGCTGAGAGCGCGCCTGAAAGCACGCCGGTACCAGAAGTTCGATCTGACTGCGGGTACAGCTCAATCTGCTGAACCACGGAGTCCTGGTTCATGACCGCCGTGCCAGATATTCCCTTGACGTTGCTGTGCCGAAAAATGTCAGATTTATTGCCAAAGGTGATGGGCCAGCCACTGTAGAAGCCCGAAGTCAACGAACGCCAGTTGCCAATAACCTGATACTGAGCTTGGCCAGCAGTGGACGGAATCCCTGTCACGTCGCGGATGCCCTCCGTGATCGCGGTCGCGGCGTCCAAACCCTCGTTGATCCAGCGATACAGCGCTGCGCATGACAAACTAGTCCCATCCGTGTCAGGCAGCCAGGCCGAGGATCGAGCAGGCGGGAACCCCTGCGCAATGCCGGTCGAGGACAAGGTAAATGGGATCGAGAACACACCGGTGCCGCCGGCGGGAATGGTGTAAGGCAGATAGCGGTCTTCGCTGCCCGCCCCGCCCAAGGTGAAGTAGACCCGGATGGCCGTGGCCGCAAATGAGCACGTACCCGCCACGGTGAAAGTCGAGCCGATGGCGCCGTTGGCCACAGCGACCTCAGCCGAGGCCGGAGACTCGCCCCAAGGAGTGAGCTGGGTGACGGTGAACCAGATCGCGAGCGAGCCGGTGGGGAGAGGGGTGACGGCGACTCCGGTGGGCGCAGGAAGCGAACTGGGCGGATCTCCAGCTTGCTCACGCAATGCCATCAGAACATCCCCGACTAAAGACCATTGCGCCATGAAGAACTCCCTCTCCTACTACAAAAAAGCGGCGACCATCCCCGGTCAGTGGGACGGCCGCCGCCGGAGGAACAGCGGTTAACTAGCCAGCGGCTAGACCAAGCTCACTTCCACGTCAATCGGCAACGAGGTAATTGTTCCGCCGCCGGTCACGACGAAGTTCACCGCCGTAATAGCCACGTCAGTCTTGAACTCGCCGGTCAGATCCACGTAGCCACCTGCCGGAGTTGCCGGAATGGCCGCCACGTTCCAGACGTTCGTGCCGTCGGTCACCTGCACTACAAGAGCCACGGTCGCGGTTGAGGTCGCGTTGGTTACGCGCAGATGCCACTTACCTGAAGTAGGCGCCGGGCCACCGGAGAGGTTGAACGGTGTGCCACCGGTGCTCGGTGTAGTCGTTGTGGCGGCAATAACCAGCGTATTAGCGCCGGTGGCCGTGGGAGTCTGGGTCGCCGAGCCTTGGAACGAGCCGGAACCGAACCCCGGCATGGCCTGCGAGATCGGATTTGCAAAAGGAAGCGCCATAATAAATCTCCTTGGGGGTGGGGGAGGAGGAAGGCTGAATCTGGGCCTAGCCCAGTCTGCCTCCCCCCTCTTGGCTCAGTTCTACACGCAGCCTGTGAACGCCACGTTCATTCTGGGCGAAATGCAGCTCAGGTTCCAGGTCAGATACATGCAGCTCACCAGCACGCGCTGGTTGCTCGGCTTCAGGAACGGATCGACGTTGAAGTAATCCGCCTCATGGAAGACCGGGAAGATGTACTTCGAGTTCAGCAACATGGCCTGGTTCGCGGTCGCGAAATAGTCGGCCACGGTCACAGCGTTGTTGAACAGGAAATGGTTGCGGAAGCCAACCTGCAAAGCCTCGTCGTCCTGCATCCCCTGACCGAAGCGAATGCTGCCTACGTATGTGTTCTTGAACGCGGCGTAACTGGTCCGGTTCATAACGAACAAATCAGGCTCATCGTAGCCCCAAGTGACGGACTGGTAACCCGGCTCGCAAAGAGTCGAGGAAAGCGCAGCCGCGCTACAGGGAATCGCAGTCGCAGGCAGCCACCAGGCATTTGCGGCCGAAGCGCGATTGATCCCGGCGATGGTATTGGTCGTCGAGACAACCCACGAGTTCAAATCGTCCACATCCAGACTGGTGTTCTGCGGCGAGGTATGCCACAGGGCGCGCGAGAGCTTCTGGAGGAAGCTGCCCGATGCGGTCTGGAACTTGGCCTTGATGATGTCAAGGTTGTTCGACCCGCCGCGATTGAGAATGATGTCGGTAATCGGGATCACGACAGGCTGGCGATAGGGCTTCCATTGCTGGTTCGCCGGCTGCACCGAGTCCACGACCGAAGTGTCAAGGAGCTGGTCGCCATAGTAAGCGCCACCGGGAAGCTCTTCCTGATAGATTTCCGGGAAGATCAGCTCACCCGCGCCAAAACGCTTGCCCTCGCGTGTCAGCGCCCAGAAAACTGGGGAAGGCTTGAACACGTTGTCGCCGAGGACAGGAACGATAAATTTCTGGGAAATTGCATTGACGGTGTTCGAGAGCTGTACCGGCGGCGATGCGAGTCCCAGTCCAACCACGCTATTTGCCATGAGAGGTTCTCCTGGTCGGGCAAACGGGGGAGGTCGCCGACGGGGTTAAGGTTAAGGTCGCAGAAGTGTGGGGATTGGCCACGCTCCCAGAAAAACTTGCGCTATTGCACCATTCCAAAATTCGTCGTGCCCATGGCCGACTTGATTACATCTTCATCCGACATCGCGGCGGCCATTGCTTCATCAAACGACTTGACAACCTTGACCTTGTTGCCCTTGGCATCCGTGCGCTCGTTGAACGGATCAAACTCACCGTCTTTGGCCGGAGCCGTATGCAGAGGATTGCGCGACTGAGGAGGCGTCAGGGAAGCCAGCTTGCCCTTGTCTTCGATTTCCTTGGTCAGCTTGGCAGTTTCCTTCGTCTTCCATTCATCACGCTCGGCATTCTTGCGCGCATCCCAAGTCAACCGGTCTACGGCATCGGCGACCTGAAGGAAGCCATCCTTGTCCTTGAGCTGATGCTCGGAGGCATACTTATAGGCCGTCTCGTAATCCACCGTGACACCCTTGGGAAGATCCTTGGTGGCCGCGGCGAATTGTGACTGGTACTGGTCGTTCAGGTAACGACCGACCGAAGTGTTCACGACGCCAGTGACCTTGCTTAGGCCATCAGTGAGGGTGGACTTCAGACCATCAAACTGACCAGGAATTTTAGCCATATCGGCACGAAGAGCCGCCATTTCCTGATCGCGCTTAGCCAGTTCAGCCTTCATCTGCTTCACAACCGGCCCAAGCAGCGGGTCGTCGTCAGAGAGGCCATACTCGACTTGGGCGACTGCGCGAAGCTCAGCCGCAGTCGGAGTAACAGCCTGCTGCTGGGTCTGCACGGTCGGCGCCACAACTTTGCCATCCTGCGCCAGCCAGCCGGCTTGCACAGCCTGCTGAAACTTGGACGCAAAAGCCAGTTCGGCTTGACCGAGGGTATTCTGCCGCTGTTCGATTTGCGCGGTCAGAGCTTGACGCTCGGCCACGGGAAGGGCGCGAATTTCGCCCACATTAACGGTCGAACCGTCCGGTAGATTCAGAATCATGTCGTCAGCATACTTCGCGTTCGAGAGAATATCTTTGAGGGCCATGGGGGAGGACTCCTTCGGCGACTATGCGCCTTGTTGTGATCCCAGCTCGCCCGACTGACCGGCGGGGTTGGGAATAGCTGCGTTGTTGGCGATAGGCCCGGCAGCAGATGTAGTTGCCGCGGCCTTTTCCGCTTCCTGAATCGAGTTATCAAGGTACTTGACCACATTGGCGAGGTTGCGAGAAACGCCAGGGATCGTAAAAACGGCTCGGGTGTAAAGGGAGACAACCATTGACTTGATCGAGGTCAGAGACTTGGCCATCGCGTCAGGGTCAACGCCTTGGAGTTCGGCCAGTTGCTGAGAAAGCTGAAGGCCGGCAGGGGTCGTGGGAGGAGAGTTGGGACCGGGAGGGCCACCAGCACCGGGGCCACCCGGACCACCGGGCATGGGAGGGCCACCCATACCCATCACTCCGGGCGGAGGAGGCATCGGGCCGCCGGGACCGGCAGGAGGGCCACCGGCACCAGGGCCACCGGGGCCACCTGCGCCGCCGGCTGCGGAGCCCGGACCCGCAGCAAGTTTACCGATCAACTGCCGGGCCATCATCTGTGCCAAAGCTGGATTTGCGGTTCCCATTGGATTTGAAATCCTCGGTGGATGCTGACTACTTCTTGTCCGACCAGAACGGCTTATCGCCACCTTCGGGGATCAGGCCAAGCGGATCTTTGATGTTGACGACAGGAGAGTTGTTGACATCGGGGCCGGGCTCATTGCCAGTTCGCCCAACCGTAAGCGGGGACTTCAAAATCTCGGTGTTGAAATTGACCCCGAAACCTTCCTTGATCTTTGCCATGGTGTTGCTCCTCAATGCTGGGTTCGTCGTACTTGGTTGAACTTCTCGGCAGGCCGACTACTTCCGGCCTACGCTACCCTTGCCTACCCGCCGATCAATCTTCTTGGTCATCCGGGCTACAGCGTGCCGAGTGCCTACTTCTGATTTCGCTGACTTCATGACCGCATCTCCTTGGGAACCAGCAGGAGAAGGAGGTTACCGCCACCTCCCCCTGCCGTTTCCTGTCTTGCGCATCGAACGCTTTCGGCGGAGAGGATGGGGTTAGTCCCCCACCAACTCCCACCCACCGCCGAACGAGAGAACCGGCGAACCAGATCTCTCTACTTGCGAGCGGCGGTGCGCCGACGCCTGGTGGATCGTCTGCCTCCACGAGAAGCCATCCGCGTACCTCCTTCGCTCCGGGTCGCTGGGCTAGGCTGCGCGGGAATTAACCCGAGACAGCCGCCGAGCAGTTAAGAAGACGAGGCGCGAAGGCCAGCGGCACCGTCTCCGGGATGAGTCAGGACCGATGAGCCGAGCGAGATTTCTTCGCACGGTCAGCGATCCGGGCACGCATGTCGCGCAGAAACTTCCGGGGTTGGCCAAAGTCCTTGACGACACGAGAATCAGATTTCGAGGGGGTTCCGGCCATCAGGATGGTCTCCTTTCGGAAGTTGGTGCGCGGCTAGGATGGGGCAAGAGTAAAGCTCGGGAGGACGAATCCCCCCGGACTAACTACTTGCGCTTTGCGGCGACGCGCCGCTCTTTCTTGGTTTCCTTGCGCTTGTGGGCCATGATGTGTTTCTCCTTTGCACGAGCCAAGCCGAGGCCGAAGCCCAGACGAGAGCAGAGTGCGATTAGGAGAAGGATAGAACGGAAATGAGAGGATGGGAACCCCCTCGCCATAACACCAATCGGAAGGAGGGAAAATAATCAGTATGTATTTTGAATGAAAGTTCTCCCTGAGTGCAGTCCGCCGTAACGAAACTGGCAAACAGGAATTCCAAATTCAGCCAAAGTTCCGTTGCCAATCCACCAATAGACCGTCTGTGGCCTACGGCCCATCATTCTGCTGAATTCAGTAACGGTCAACCAGTGCGCGCGCCAATTGTAGTGGGGAACGCCGCGGGCAGAAGATGCAGGGTCCGGGATTGTCTCGACATGCGTAGGTGAATTTGTCGTTGCCACTCTCTCGCCCGCCTTTCTCATTTACGGCCACTCCGAACTTTTGCCAGCGCGGCCAACGCCTGCGAGGTCTCCTGTTCCTTGGCAATTCCTTCAGGATCAGGATAACCTAATGTCCGCAGCCCACGCTCCGGCCCAACCACACCACTCTGCATCAGGTCTGGCGTGATCTTGCGAACAATGGCCTCGGACAACGGCCGCACACTCGCCTCATCCAGCGCCACGTCATAAGTGGAAGGATCGACCATCCCATTCCACGACGCGAGGGTAATCCCTTCAGGTCCACGATAAGGCAAAGTAGTCTTCTGCTGATACTTGCACATCGTATCGAAGAAGAACTCACCGGCCATTTGCGCCGTCTCGCTCAAGAACCGTCCGGCCAGTTGCAATAGGCCGGAGGATTGCAGAACAGCCGAATCAAACAAGTCAGTCGAGACATTCCCGGCGCCAGGGTCACCTTGACGCGAAGCGGAAAACCCAAGCACATCGTTCTGGAGAGAGAGGAGTTTCTCAGCGCCTTGAAGCGCGCCGCTGCCAATAGCGTTCGGAGTAATTGGAGAGGGAGGCTTCGACCCCGGCTTGATCGTCACAACCTCGCCTGGCAGTCCGCCAAATCCATCAATGTCAATCCCGGTGTTTTCCTCAATCACCCAAAGCGCATTGTTCATGCGCAAGCCGTTCTCGAAGATTTGCGAATAAAACCTCTGAGCCAGGCGTTGCATGTTCTCGGTCATGCGGGTAACAGGAATGCCCCACGGGCCGAACAGAGGCGGCAAAACGTAATTGGGAAAGATAGGGAATCGAGGCGCAGAAATGTCACGACGAGGCGGATATGGATTGTCACCGTCCTGAAGGATCACACCCTCGCACTCGACCAGCCAGCGCCCTTGGGGATACTTGAGCCGAACTTCCGGGTCGATCAGCGAAGTCGCTGGAACATCATCTTTCTCGACGGTTTCGCGAGTGTAATCGCGGCAGAAACAGTGACGCACGAGTACGCGCCATTCAGAAGACTGAGTTTTAGCGTTCTGACCGGGCATACCAGGCATCGAGGACATTGGCCCCTGGGGCTGCATAATTCCGTAGCCAGAATCACCGGAGAACGGTTGAAACCCGCCTGAGGTATGCCGCGGGGAGATCGCACGGGAAGTTTCCGGCCACTTCAACCGGACATCTTCAAGATTCATCCACGTGCCCCAGCCAGCGTAGGCAGGATTCCAAGTGTAGTCAGCGCCCGGATCAAAAAATACCAGTCGTGGGTCGATGGACCGAGCCCACATGCCGCCACGAGCGCGGGAGAGGTCTGGATCGAAGCCAGCCACGATCCACCCAGCACCACAGTACCGGGCAGTGAGCCCAGCCATCAGCAGATGAAGGTTCATCTTGCTGATCTGCCATTGAGCTTGGAGGGATACTTCGCGGGCAAGGTCACGCGAGGAGGTTGAGGGAAGAGAAGAATCAGACTGCTTGGCTCCAGCGTAGGAAGGGTCACCAGCACCGGCCGATGGGAAAATGTACATCCGCGGAGACAGGTTGCTGACTTGGTTGGCTTCCTCCAGCATGATCCGCTGGAGCATCGGGATTGAAAGGGAAGGCCGATAGACCGGGCCTGGAGTCATCGCGTCCTGAAGATTGTAAAGATCTTCAGCAGACTTGGCGAAATTCTCGCCAAGACACTTGTTGCGAAAGGAATCAGAGGCCTCCACCCACTCATTTATATGCCGGCTGCGGGGGTCAATGCTCTCCTGCCTCTGTGACTTGCGCGCGGTGCCCATCAACACAAGGTTGCTCATCTAAACCCCTGTTCATCTACAGAATAGCACAAAATCACGCCCGTTTTCGATTGCGCTTGGACTGGGCTTTTTTCACCACAGAGTTGGCCCCGCGTATAGCACGCGAGTCTGAACCCGTCCGCTTGAGGATGGAATTGGCCACATCCCGCCACTGACGTTTCTTCTTGGGCGATGTGGCCTTCTTCGTAAAGCGAGCAGATTCACCTGGAGTCCAGGGCATTGACCTACCTCCGCTTTCCTGCCGAGCGTGGCACAGAACGCTTCGGCGTGCGCTTAACCGGCTGCTTGGCCACAGCCTCTGCCGCCACCTTCGCCTGAAAATCTGCATTGGCCCGTCGCACCATGTCGTCGTGCCAAGAAGTATCTGGCCGACGCTGCGGTGTAGGGATAGAGTTGATCCAGCCGCTTACGGCGCCGGAAAGACGCCTCGCGCCTTCAACCAACCCACTTGCGCCTGCCTGAGCCATGGGGATTATCCCCGCTTCTTGGCCGCGCGCTTGCCGGACTTCTTCTCAGCCAGCCGGGTTGCCCTACGTAGAAATGAGACGGGGTGAGAGCGACTTTCCAATTCTGGTGTCTCGCCTTTTTCTGGTGTGCAGCGTTCCTTCTTCATCGACGACCTCCGATTCTGGGACGACGGCGACGCGCGGATGAGCGCGACGGCCGGCGGCTGGCGTGGGCAGCGGGGGAGGAGGCCGAGCCTGACTCCCCCTCGGCGTCTGAAGTTACGCCAGTTTGCCCATCTCGTTTAGAAATGGTCCGTTTCTTGGAAGACTTAGCCGAGCCGCCACCGCCGAGGGCTTCGTCAGCGTGGCCCAACGCCTCCTCCTTACTGGAAGCAACGCGGGTAACCGTGCGACCCGGCTCACCCTTCTTGCCCGAGCGTTGATGCCAGCGGACGACATGGCCATTATCGGCCGGGGAGATGGTGACTTCAGGTGGAGTGGAGCCTGAAGGGTCAGAGGGCGAGGCGTAATCATCCACGGCGGCGGCTCGCTTTCTTCGCGGTCTTGCGGCGGGTCCGGGTTCCGCCACGCCGCGAGGAAGAGACACGGTGCGGTGTGGAGACCGGAGGGCCACCGCCGGAGCGGCCCGGCGGGCGCGCATCAGGATCGGTGTAGTCTTTCCGTGGATTGACTGGAAGAGAGGAAGAAAACTCAGCCGGAGCGGTAGTCTGGTATTTGGCGCGTGCGGTATTGGACATGGGGCGGATGCCTCCGAGACGGTGCTACGCAAAAGAATACCGGATAAAAGGAGAAAAAGGGGGCTTTCGCCATAACACCAATGTTAAGCGGGCTCTTCCCCTGAACCAAACTCAGCCAGAACTTCCTCTTCGTCTGCCTCGTTTGCACCTATCGAACCGACCTCTTCCTCCACCGAAACCTCCAACCCGGCAATCCCAGAAGCGTCCATCCTGAGCCATCGGCCCAGGATGGTCGCCGGGGTCTCCGTGCTCTCTGCCTCGGTCTCCTTGGTGTACTGCTCCAAGTTGGTGATAATCGTGGTCACATCCTTCAGGTCGAGAGCGCCGCCCATGACCAGCGTATCGAGGTTCGCCATCAGGTCATGGCGGTAGCCGGAATAGGCGGCCGTCTTGGACTTCTTCCTGTTGTCGTTGAACCGCTCACCGATCTCACGGAACAGGCGCCGGGCATCGGCGCGCTCAGTCTCGGTGGGAACGAGGACGCGGGGAGAAGTGTAGCCGCCACTGGCATCCTTGGGAATCAGCTTGGCTATGGCTTTAGGGAGGGGAAGACTGGCTTCAATCTGCTTCTTCTTCCCTCCTCCGGTTTTACTCCCGGCTGGCCGTCCGCGAAGCCGCCTTCCAGCGCCGCCTTCTGCCGCGGGCTTGGCTGACCTGTCGGAGGAGGCGCCTGGCCCGGCCGGCTGAATGGCAGCACCCCGTCGCGCAAAGTCGTCTGAGCTCGGAGCAACCTCTGATGCGTGGTCAAGCCGTTCGCGCGCTGATTCGCGATTGCGTCCTGCCTCTCCGGAGTCAAAACGGTATGGGGCAGGCGCTGAGGCTGATCGGGAAGGAGCGAAGGAACGAGTTCCGGGGAAGCCAGGGTCGGGGGCTGGACCGGCACTGACTTGGTCTCCGGGAATGACTCGAAAGGTGGGGAGGAGATTGCGGTTCCGGGCTGGCTTATCTGAAACAGGCTTTGCAAGAAAGCTGCGAAGGTCGTCGCCGAGTCCGGCGTCGGGAATGTTAGGGTTATTTTGTTGGCTTGTTGCTCGATCATCGGTCATCCTCGTCTCCTAGATCCAATCCAAACGATTTCGCATCTGCTTCTTCTTTGAATAAATTTCCAGTTTCTTCAAATGATCGTTCCCACTCGTAATCAGCATCCCCGCGCCCGTGACCGTCGGATCTTTCATCCACTGTGGCATCTGACCACGAGCAGGAGAGAAGCCTGCCGATTCAATCTCCTCTTTGGTGAGCATAATATTGCGAGGCGCGATAGGGTGACAAGCGGTAGGGTGGTTCTGCTCCAACGCAATCCAGCCGAGGAAGCCTGAGTTGTGAACCGCCACTCCCTGCGCTTGGTAAGTATGGTCGCCCTCCACGTCAAGATTGAACACCGGACCTGAGTAAGGGACCAGTTCCAGAGATTTGATTGGTGCCCAGAAGCCATCGTCCGTCTCAACAACGTGCCGTTTATGAAACTTCCTCTCGACGGAGTGGAACTTAGATATACCGACAAACCGCTCGATGAACTCAGCAGAAGCGCATAGAGTCCAAATCTCCTGACTCTTTGGCTTACTAATCGTAGACCAGATTCCCTCATCAATCAGTATCTGCCTAATCTGATGAATCAGTACACGAGACGTGCTGCTCGCGTGGACTGAGTTGCGCTGCCCCTTCGGCTGCGACCCGTCACCCGACATAAACGCGCCAACAAGAGGAAGCAGTCCAGAGCAGTTATATACGGAGGGGTGAATTTTCCGAACCTGCTGCAACCCACCAGCGAACTTCGTAAAGAACTCATGCCAGTAGCGCGAGTAGTAGATAACTCGAATCGCGTTCTTACCCTTCACGGGTTCTATATGCGGCGGATTGTTGCCTGAATTAGCTGGCGGATCATATTTGCTCATAACTGCGCACAAGCGTTCGGCAATCTCTTGCTCAGACGAATTAAGCCCAAACGCCACCAAATAACTCTTACTTTTTTTATTTCTATAGCAACGCGACCCCTCGGCCAAATACCAGCCTAAAATCCATAGCTGGTCGTCCGTTAACTCAGGACAAGACAGGTTCTTCCGTTTCGGAAAAAGAACGGAATCCCCTAAAACCAATTCGCTCGCAGCCTTCCATGACGGAGGAGCGAGTTGCCGCTTAGCTCTAATCAGTTCCCCGTTGCGCTTATTCCACCCGTACCTGCACACATAGTATGGGTGGTTAGTAGTCGAACGATCAGGTTCAGGATTTCCCACAACACCAATATGAACTAAAGATTCGCTCACTTCGCGTGACATTGTTTTCTGAACTTGGTGCAGTTCTCCGGTATGCGTACGCACAAGTTCACCGGCCTTTATATCACGTATAAAGACAAGCCCCTCCGAAGTTTCCACTAAAGTATCGGGACTTTTGCACATCAATACATCGTCGTGGCCAACTGAAACAGTCCAACGCCAGTTCATCTCCAGCTTGGCCTTCTTCATTTGTTCGACGAATATCTTATCCTTCGGCACGACTCTCTTCTCATGCAGCGCAGTGCGGAACAACGAAAACATCATCTTGCGATAACGGTCGGAAGTTTCAAATCCGTAAGCCGTGCCATGCTTCGAACGATCAGCGCGGTCGTCGCGGCCTTTCCAGAGATACTGATTGGGATAATAGTAAGTGTCCCTGAGAGCCTTCATGGTCACGTAGCCGATGTTGTTCAGCTCAACATTCAGCATCGCGCCGTTGAAGTAGTAACCAATCGCAGCCGCAGCAGGGGCCAATTCTTCTGGTGAGACCCTGGACATATACCGCGCAGCAAGGTCGCCAGTCTCTGCGTTCCAAACCACAATTGCTGCGTAGTCACCAGGAGCCATAGTTGATTCTTCGCCACGAGCCGAGTCTACTCCCGCGAAGTAATGGTGACCCTTCTGCGGGGTCTCGTAAACGACGAGTGGACCGTCTGTTCCTTTCTGGAGTTGGCCGTGTTTTTGGTCGGCGGTAAGAACACACCGGCCCTGCCATGGTATTTTTACAATGGCGTTCTGCGCGAATTGCATCTCCTCGATGGTGAAAGCTGGGTTGCCTGTGGCGACGAAGGCTTCTTCTGGGGTAGATGGGTACTCGGCCCTCCATTTTTCAAGGATACCCTCGCACTTCGTAGAAAGAGTTTCGCGGAACCAAGCTATCTGCGACTTAGTAAGATGAACTGTTTTTCCTGTCTTCCAATGCTTGATGTCGTTCATCAAGAATTTTTCATACTCGTCGCGCGGGGCGTCAAGCGCGAACTCTTCCGGTAACTGATATGCAGGATCATCCCACCACGGCAAGAAAATCGGCAGAAACTCATTATCGCCCGCAACCGCAGCTTCCCACGCTTGGTAGTACGCTTCGCCGGGGCCTTCAAGTCCGTTGGCCGTGCTTTCGATTATGACGATGTTGTTGGGATCTTTGCTCACCGTATTCATAAGCGATGTGAAAGCCCCCACATAGGGGTAAAAGGCCGCTTCGGTTAAGTGGAGAAACGAAGAAGTCAACCCACGCTGACCATGGACCGTCGCCGCAGTGTGGTGAGTAAACTGAGAATCCGGGCCGTCAGAATGAGGCCAAATGAGAGTCCTCTTAGTTGGCTTCGGAGCACCAGGATATAACTCACGACAGTCTTCTCGAAAGCTGCAAGCCATAGCGAAATTCGCCGCTGCGACCTCAGCGTTTTGTGCGATGCAACGCGCGAGAGCGCCAGGATGTGCGATGCAGTGGGCCTGACCGATCCCGGTCGCAAGCGTAGATAGCCCTACGCGCCGTGCTTTGCAAAAGATGCCAAAAAGCCGGCGACGCCGAGCAAGATGCTCTTTAAATTGCTCTATCACCTGTTGCTGCTGATCGCGAAGATGAAAACTATTAAAAGACCCCGCGTCACGGTCACGGATATTCAAGTTGCCAAAATACCGAACTACGTGATCAAGGTTGAGAGGCAACGGGGATTCTCCTATTTACTAAGCCCTAGCAAATTCTCCGAACAACTTACGGGAAGCCTCTTCGTACAGCCTTCCACCTTCTTCTGCGGTATCTGTCATCCCCAAATGAATTTCCACACCCATATGGGTTATCCTAGCCTCAAATCTGCCCGTCTCTTTATTACCCCATCTTGCGTGACGCACGCCTTTGATTCCTGTTCTGTTGTCCCGTCGCACTGCTTTATTTGTTTCATTTTGTCTGCGCGTGGCTGGGCGAAGATTCTCATCCCTATTATCAAGCGAATTACAGTTGATGTGCTCCGCTTCCCTTTCATCCTCTCCCGGCGCCCCTAGGCCAAGAATCTGCCGAGCCATAGACACATCGGACTCTGGCCCACTACGCTTCCCATGGCGGTACGCATAATACCTGGCGTCCAAAAGAGAAGCGGACCATTGCCAGCGCTGCAACTCCGCTATCCTGTACGGACTGACTAGAGCTACTTTACCCTTAGTCAATGGGACGTACCCTATTCCATCCGCGACCCAGCATTTGCGAACGCTCAGATCGTCGCACGATCTGCACTGACCGTTCAACAATTTACACTGCATCACGTGGTAGACAGCCCCGCACACGCATCTACACACCCATGCTGGAGCCTTTCCGTAATTGCCGTAAAAACTCAGCACAGTCCACGAATCAAATACTTGACCTGTCAGGTCCATCTTGGGGTATGCTCTTGTTGGGGTCATGGTCGTTCCTCCTGAACGATTAGGCTTGCCGGGTGCTCAAACACCCTGACCCCACAAGTATACCTCATCTGGGCCACCTTTTCCCCTCAAACAACCCCAGCGGGTCCGGTCCCTCGCCAGGCAATAGCATCAACTCGCGATAACTTCCAGTCGGCGGATACCTACGCACAAACTCCCGCGTCACATCTGACCGAGGCTGCTCGCCATACTGCGGCCAGAGTTCGCAGATCGTGTCGTAGAGACGGTCAGCGGGAGAAGGCGTCACGCGTCCTCCTGCACCGGGTATTCCCCTGGCATAGCCAACTGCAACGAAATTGGCATCATCGGCCCATGATGCGGCTGACCCAGTACCAGAGCCGCGCCGGCAGCGATCAATGCACGTTCAGCGGCGGTCAAGCGATACCGGGCCAAAGAACAAGGAACACCTGCGTTATTCTCGCCACCTGCAAACCATATCCGGGCGACGATGATCGGCAGATACTCGGGCTGGTCAAGAGCAATAACCTGCTCACAAGGGACTTCAGCAGTGGTGAGAACCGGCGAGACAGAATCCATCACTGCACCCGTTTCAAAGCCGGCGCGTGCAAATCCGTGATGATCCGTGAGACCTGCTCAGTCTGCTCGCCGCGCGCCGCGATATGCTGGTCCACCACGGACAGCGCTTCAAGCAGGTCCTGCCGTGAGGCTTTCTCCAGGCCACCGGGAACGAGCAGAATCGGGTTGGAATACTTCGAGAACCCCACCCCCTGCTGAGTCATCTCCAAGAAAGTGGACATGGCCTCTTGCGACTTGACAATCACAATATCGTCAGGGCCAAGTTGGAGCTTCTCTACGGACTCGCGAAGAATGTCTTCGTATTTCTGGCTCACAGAATATCCCCTTGTTCGCGCCCGTCGAACCGCAGCTTGTTACGTTCCTCTTTGGGCAGCATCTTCTCGCGATTGCGCTCACGAATACACTGCGGACCGCAGTAGCGATACGGCATCGGCACGCCTGTCTCCGGGTCCACTTCAGAACCTTGCATCAAAAATTGTGACTTCCGAGCTTCCTCAAGTGTCTTCCCGCAGCCGGTGCACCGTTCCGTGTTGCCTTCATCCATGCGGCCCTGCAACGTCTCAGCCGCGAGGTTACACTGATGCCTCATCTTGGCCAGCATTTCCAAGCCAGAGGCGACCGGCAACTTGCGGAAGTAGTTCCTGACCTCCAACTCAGTCGCAGAAAGCGCAAGCTGGGCAGCGACGTTGGCGGCAGCCAAGGTGGAATAGGGATTGCGAGGATTGATGGGTGCGGCATGTGGGACAGCCAGGCCCGCTGCCAAGTCCGCTGCTAGTTCTGCTGCCTCAGCCTCGGCACGCTGTGCCTGAAGAGGGGAAGCGTGCTGACGAGCAGGGGCTGCGACGGGAACGGCGCCAAGCCCTTGCGTGGGCTGGCCAGAGTGAACTGCTGCGAGACGAGACATTGATGATCCTTTCGGTTCTGGGTTAATACATCTGTAATTCACGCTGAGCTGATTCTTTCGGCGATAGCGGCGCGCGTGGGTCACCATACAAGTGAAGCATAAGTTCTGAGGCGCGCGCCACCCTGGTCCAGTAAGCCTCTTCAGTCTTAAACTCTTCCCTGCTGGCTACGTGGTCGTCCATCTGAGGGCAGAGCTTCCCGTTGACCGCCATCTGGATGTGAAGATTACCGTTGCCAAGAATTTTGTACGAGACCAACTCGTATTTGCCGTCCCTACTCCGCCTCGCTACCGAGTCCCAGCCGATCGTCGTCGGCTGCTGCCGGTACATCTGAGGCTGACAGGCCACAGGCGGCGCAGTCATCAGCCCACCTGACTGCGCAAGTGAGCTCCTGACCTCACGCTTGTAAAACTCATCGGTCATCACGCGCACGGAAAGTTTGTGATTCACGTCGCGGCACGCCTGGCAGCCAAAGACATGCGCATGATCCTTCGTCTGGAGGAAGATCATCTGGCGCGGGAGACTGGCCGGGTGCTGCGGATTCGTACAAATGGGAGGATTCATACAGTTGTCCCTACCTGATGTTCTTCAAACTACGGTCCCACGTCATGACCTGACCTTCGCCATGGCATACAGGGCACGCACCTTGGAACCCTGCCTCGCCGACAATCTGGCCTGCGCCAGCGCAGCGGCCGCAAGGCCGACCGGTGGTGGCAAGGTTGCGTGGTTCACGTTTGCGAGGGGCAGCTTTGACTTCAACAGGCTCTGCTGGCACGGCTGGCTCCTGACCTGCTTGGATGGCTTGCTGATCCTGGAATCGACGATCCTCAGCAACCTTGGCTTGGTCCTTCTCGGCCTGTTCCGCTTCAGCGAGAAGCCGGTCCATCTCTGCCAAGGCCAACTCTGGAGCGGGTGGCGCCGCGGCATCCTGGAAGATTTGTGGCTTGCGACGGGTCCCGGTCCCGTCGCGCCGTTTGGCCGGAATGACAACTGGATCGCTCGGGCCTGGAGTAGGCGTGGGAGACTCTCCTGTGGCCTGCTCACCGGTTGCGCCGGATTCGAGGTCCGCAGCAAACTGGTCCTGGATGTCAGGATCTTCGTTAAAAACAAGAGCTTTGCGCGCACGCTCAGCAGAGGCCGCACCCTTCGCCATCAAATCTGATTCTGCCCCAGGCCCGTTCCGCTTCATCACCCGCATCTCGCCATCAGAAATTACGGTCACGCGCTTGGCTGCGGCGGCCAGAGGCAAAATAGCTTGAGCCATCGCCTTACCAATCGCACCGGTGGAGTTGATGATGAAGTCTCCGTCGTCGAGGATGACAGAGAGAGCGGGCTTAACCGATTCAATTTCTTGGGTCATGCAATTTCCTTCGAGAAGAATTCCTCTGGCAGTTCTTCACACTTAATAACCGGAACTGCAAACACTCGATGCGAGAACGGACAGGTTGGATGTGTAGGGTGAGAAGCCACAACGTATAGAGGAGCAGTAGTACACGGGAAAGCCTTCTGCTCAACGTAGCAATGCATCCCACACTCAGCACAGACACATAGATTCTGTGGGAACTGGTACACGCCTGTCATGGGCATAGACGCAACCTGACTCATACGCTTCTCCTCGATCTTTCCACTGCTTTTGCCATATCCGCGCACGCCTCACCAAACTCCGCGCCGGTCATCTCAGCCAACCGTTTCCTCGGCCTGCGCCGCTCAGGGACTTGAAGATCGCGCTCCCCCCAACTGATCGCGCCACCGCCGTCGGACTGTTCATGTTCGTTGGCGCTCATGCTTTTGGCCCCTTCTCTAAACGCGCTCGCAGTCTCTCAAGCGCCTCCTCCGCAGTCTTAGGAGGCTCTGCTTTTACATACGTATCCCTCTCCAACACAGCAGGCACAGGACGTACCGGACCCGCTTTCACTTTTCCTATGACCCAGACAGAATGCGCAACTCCTCCATCCTTATCTTTGGCTTTTGGCCATTGATCCAAAGAAGGAAGCCCCTCGCGCTTACGCCAAGGTATCAGAGGCTTACAATCGTTAGAGATCCCAAAGGCGCGGAGCGAAAGCGCAACTCGTAACTTCTCACTCCAGTGAGAGATAGCAGTCACTATCTCATACAGTCTGGCAATCAGATTCATCTTCATCGCGGTCCTCGTTTCAGATATTCCTGCAACCTCTGATCCACTTCCTCGTCACCCACGCCATCCAGCACGAGGTCCGGAGCCTGCTCACCTTCGGCGCCGTGACTGACACGCTCGGCCCGCTTATACGTTGCGGCGTCCCGATGCAGGTCAACCAACTCGTCAGCCAGATTCCGGCCGTCCTCGGCTACATCCAGAATCTCAAACGCGAAGTGGCCTTCCGCCCAGTTCCGTGTGGCGTCCTCCAACGGCGCGCCCTTGCGCGTCCCGATCGCAAATGCACCAGGTTTGCCATCGCGCCCGGCCCCGGCAAACAGCACTCTGCTGACCTCAGCCCCGTCCAGCCGGTAGTAGCGTGCATTACCGGAGTCGTCGAGCCGGGTTTCAAGAGGGCTGCCATCGGCGTCTACCGGCCCCGGCAGCCCCTCACGCTTGCGGAGGGAGAGAAGGTTGGCGAGACGATAGGCTTTGCGCATCTCAAACCAATCACCGACCCTCTGCACGGCGCGGGCGGGATTAAAGATGGAGTCTTCAAACATCGGCATTGGGAACCTCCTCTGTCGGCTCATCCGCAGGCGCCAGCCTCACCCCGTCCAGTGACTTCAGCCAAGCCAGCAACTGCTCACGAAACCATTCTACGGTATCGACATCCTTGCACAAGACTGTCGCGCTCTCGCCAAGGAGCCATCTATAGGCCGGCTTCGGATGAGTTGTCGTCCCCGGGCCATAGCATCCAACCATAACTCTCAGCCTCGCGGCGCCCATCTCGCCAAGGCACGCCTCAAACACCTCGACGTTGGCGGGTTCATCAGCTAGGCTGGCAGCCTTCACTTCAACACGGATGCTATCTTCATTCCACTGAGTTTTTGGTAAACGGGGACGGGGGCTCAATGTTTCACCTTGACTTCCTTGATCCGGTACACCTCGTCCGGAAATCGCTGCTGCGCCCTGGCCAGCGCCACCTTCGCCGCACGCGCTGAGACTGGCCGGCCACGAAGAGTCCAGGACGACGGGCGCCACCGGCCAGAGGTTTTGACCTGGATTACGAATTTCTTGGGCTTCTCAGCCATTATGCGACCTGCTTCCTTCGCGCCAAGGCTTCCCGGCGCAATTTGTTCGCGTACTTGACCAACTCCGCTTTCGGCAATGCCGGCCCATACTTTAAACGGCGAAGGATGGCCTGGCGCTCGGCGGGAGTGAGGACTGGATCACTCATGCCAACCACCTTCTTCCTGCGCGCTGCTCAACCTCCGCGCGCTGCTTTTTGGTTTCCTGCCGCTCGCCTGACTTGACTGTGCGCTTCGATTTGTGGGTCATGACGATCTGTGACCATGCACGGCCAATCGAGTAGTCGAATTCAGATCCGGGCTGAAAAATACGACGCGCCTCTTCTTCGCTCACCGGCCACGCTTCCATCTCCATGCCTGTCGTTCTGTACCGCACATGGAGAGTCGGACCGGCGGGGCGAAGAGTGCGGCCACTGGCTTCGTCAAGGAGAGATGGAGCATCAGGGGTCCATTCGAGCCAGGAGAAGACACGGGATGGAGCTGGGTCGAGACGGAGGACCGTGGTGGGGGCTTTGGCGTTGGTGGGGGAGGGAGAATTCATTACGAAACGAAGCATAGCACAGCGATGGTAGGTTTGCAATAAATTATTTTCTGAGCTCACCAACACATCACCTGAAAAATCCACAACGGCTCATTTTGCCCCGACACAACCTCCGGACGGCACTCGAACGAGTAGCGATGGCCAGCAAACGCCCCAAAGGGCTGGAGAATGAACTCACCCCGGTCATAGGCCACATAATGCGGACCCGAGAACCTATAGTCCATACAGGCGAGACAGTCGTTGTACTGCCGCAGGACCTGACGAGCCGCGTTGGCCCATTCAGACCGACGAGGCTTATTTGCAATCATTCTGTGCCTCCCGCCGCCTGCGCAACCCGGCTCACCACTCCTGCGTCATGCAGCACCATCGCTTTCGGACCCTCTTTCACTATCGCAGTTACCGAACTACGAAACGCATCGTAATACCACGGCAAGCCTTCTGGGATCCAACTGATGAAAGACACCTGCGCTAGACCCTCATAGAGAATATGCTTACCGATCTTTCGGGTCATATATACCGTTCCATCACCCCGCTTAAAGTAGCTCTCACGGACTTCAACCATGCCGTCATCTCTCATTCTGCTCCTCCTGCTGCCCGCTTTGCCTCTCGCTTCGCCTCGCGCTCTGCCCAGTACGGATGCATGTGCCCATACCTGCCACCAATCACAGGCTTAGCCCACGACTCCTCGACCCACTGAAATATCTGGCGAGCGGAGATTGGAACGCCGCGTTCCTCGCCATAGTGAATCCCGCCTTGATGGTCCGCAGTGTAGACGCGGTCAATGACAGCCTCCACAGGCGGCTCCCCGGCATCTAGCCGGTCGATAAGCAAAACCTGGACATTAGTCCCATCACCAATACTGCTGAATTCGATTTTCATTCCGCTCCTCCTGCCTGCGCAACCCGGCTCACTGCCATCTGGCCCACGCCGACCAGCCCCCCAATAACCGCTTGGCTCAGTCCGCGCCCATCATCCGGGTCCGTCCAGGCAAGCCAACCGAGAATCTCAGCCTTCTGCGCCGCCGTGATTCTCGGCCCTCGGGGCATGGCCAGTCCCGCGACCCGGCGGCAGCGCCAGCAGTTGCAACCGAGTTGGACGACCTCCCCATCCACCCCTATCTTCTCCCTTGCCCGCTCCCACGTTCCATGCAGCGGCTTGACAGCTTTGGCACGGAACCCCAAGGCCGCGGCGGCCGACAGGCTGAACCCAAGTTCTTTGGCCACCGCGGAAGCCGACTCGCCCACTGCGACCCGGGCACGCAATTCAGCCAAGCACGCCTCGGCCTTGGCGCGCTCCGGCGCCGGGCGTGGCCCAGGCAGACAGCAGGAGGGCCGGTAAAGCCTTCCGGCCAGCCAACCAACCTTCTGCCGGCTGACTCCGAGTTGGTCAGCAACCCGACGCAAAGTGATGTGGGGATGCTCAAGAAGGTAGTGACGCAAGTGGGCGCGAAACTCGGGAGGGGAAAGAGTCAGGCGCGCAGGCTCAAGATCAGCGAGGTGGAGAGCGGGGGAGGAAATGGGACTGTTCATAGTGTAACCCTACCACGGCAATATTATATTGTCAATATATTATTTAGAATTGTTGGGGCCACCGGGGGTATATCCGCAGCAAGGACCAAAGTGGCAGGCAGACTGCCGACGAACTTTCCCTTTTCAAAATCAGTCTGGGGCATCGATGGCCTCCGCCATATTTCGGCTGTACTCGCCCAACATCTTCCCGCACCGCTTGCAATGCAGACTGCCAATCTCCTGAAACCCGTCGTGCGTGCGATAGAACACCGCGGGAACCTGGGTGGATCGGTGGCCGCGCAGAAGACAGATCAACTTGCGGATTAGGCGCATTGCTGTTTACCTTTCGCTTCTTCTTTACCCACCGTCATATCCACCGGCGCCAACTCAATCCGCTGATCATCCGGATTCCACTGATACCTTTTCCCAGGGTCCAGCCCATAAGCCTTTACGGCCCAGTCCCACCAGCGCCGCCTATCCGCGGCCAGCGCACGAAACTGTTCCACCACATAGCGATTCATGGACTGAATGTAAGCGTCCAGTCCCATCTGGCGATCAGCAATCTCGCACATCGTGCGCGCGGAATTGGGGGACGGCCAAATTTTGTCATCCAGCTTCTCATATCCTTCACCGCCATTGGCGGTCATCAGGTGCTCCCCACCGTGAGGGGTGTAGTCGTGGGTATCTTTGGACATTCGAGGGACTCCTTTGCATCACGAGGAAATAATACCACAGTCCGATTAGTTTGCAAGCAATTAAACCGCGCGCCTTACTTCGCCGCCCTGCCCAACTCCAGTGCAGCCCGAACACTTGACGGCTCATCCCCGAAGTTAGCAAACTCCCCATGCAGAGCCTTAGCCGCCTCGCAATAAGCCACGTGCGCCTCCTCAGGAGTGCTAAACATCCCGAGAACACGATGCTTCCCGCGTGCCATTATCTGTGCCATCCATCTGCCTTTCCACGCGCTCACTCCCTTAAACCCGGATGTATTGTTTTTAGGCAGGCGTTGGTTTTGCATGTTTTCTGTGTGGGTGCATATACGTAAATTTATTCGACGGTTATCGAGGGGATCACCATTGATGTGGTCCACCCGACGAGGGTCACCGCGCTCCAGTCCAAGAATTACTCGGCCCAATTGAAGGGAAGTGCATCTCCAACGACCGTTAGGCATTTTCTCTAGGAAAGAACGAACCACATAATAATTTTGTGAATTTTCATTCCAGCGCGTGCGCCACGCTACCTGGCAGTGCTTGGCGAAGTCTTCACGATCAATTAAGAACTTTCTTCCGTGTTTTACTGTAACTTCGATGTATTCTGATTCTGAAGGGGTCACTGTCGTCCTCCTGTGACGATTGGGCTTGCCGGAGGTTACAGCCTCCTGACCCCCTCAGTTTACTAGACCTAGTCCACAATTGCAACTAAAACTTTCTCATAGTTAAATTGCAAATTACTCTGGTGGAATTATTTCCATATCGATCTAGCAGAAGAAGATGCCCTAGCCCTCCTGGCGCGGCCGGGGGCTCGGGAATCCGTATAGATGGTACCATTCCGGCGCCGGCGCGGAATAATCCATATCCGCCGGCGCCGGCGAGTCCGCTTGTCAAAATAGAGTCTTAGACACTCTCACTCCTTTGTCCACCTAACGAAAAGGGAATCTACTTAGACGCATATACCGCCCGGATGAATTGCCCGTCTAGGCTGTAGCCTAGTTTGACCGCGTGCCTGTTAGCTGGAACGGAGTTATCCACAAGAAAGTCAAAATAAAGTCTAAATACCTATTGACAAGAATTAGAATAGTGATAGTGTTGACGTAGTGGTTGAAAAGTAATAAGAGAGGAAACAAGACAATGGCGATCTACATTGGAATGCGCGCTGGTAAACGCCGGGTATTCTCTTCAGAGTTTGAGCCAACAGAGCAATCACACGGGCACATTTATAAGGCCATAATTGGACCATTCCGGACCAAGGCGGCCGCTTTTCTTATGGCCAAACCCTTCAATCAGTTTCAAACGGTAGACGAAGCGGAAAGACAAGCAACGAAAGACCGGCGCAATGCTACCCGGCGTGAGCGCGAACAGGCCATGAAAGATTGTGGACTGGTCAAGGTTCGCGGCGCCCTGGGTGGAATCTACTGGGAATAAACCGGCCGCAAGGCCGTAACGCGCCAATGGTCAGTCTCAAGTCTGACAGGTAGAAAGCGGAGAGCGGAGGAAACACCGTGCTCTTCTTAGTCGATTCGGACGCAACCTATTACGCGCACTATTGCCGTGCGAACGTTTGCATAATCGAAGACTGGGACACTCGCCGGGTAACGGTCTCAGCATACATCGGCACAGCTCCAAACGATACAACCGTTATCGTTTACCCGTATAGCAAAGATGAAATGGACTATCTGAGCAAGGCAAACGCGCGCAAGCTCGCAACACAATTTAAGCGGGAATTGCGGGAATACGTCAAAGCGAAGGGAATCAAACTCTCTGAGCCCATAGCGTACACGGAGTACTTTCAATAGTCGAAACGCGGGCGCCCACTGCCCGCGTCTATCGGGACCGCTCGCCCGATACTGAAGAGACAGAGCAAAGGAGAATCAAAGCAATGGACTATCACACTTTCACTGCTAAACTAACGGGACGCAATTCCCGGTCCCGTAAAATTGCCAACCATACGACACTGCATAGGATTGATGCCTCTACTATCGCAGTTCAACTTCACTCCACGGATGTAATAACATTCCATGAAGACGGCCGGATCGTCTTCGACTCCGGCAGATGGAAAACTTCCACCACTAAAGAGAGAATAAATTCATTCTCGCCGGCGTGCGTATCGCAGGCCGCCGGATCATGGGAGATCACAATTGACGGCTCCGCTGCTAACTTTGCGGATGGTATCACGTGGACTGGTAAGAAGTGGCAAGGTACCGGCGAAGATCCGAGCAAAGCTGTAAAGCTGGCGAAACGCGCGGCAAAATTCGCGCGCGATTATATGGCCGCATTCGACGCCGGCAAGGTTCCGGCGCCGTCTGGCGGTGATTGTTGGGGTTGCCTTATGAAAACGGCCGATGGTAAGACGCCCATGGGCGGAGCAAGTCACATTCTTGACCATATGGAAGAAAAATATTATGTGCCGTCACTGCTACAACGCGCGATAGAACGCTTCCCAGTTGCGCCAGTTGCAATGTGGTATATCAGCGATAAGTGGGCAGGCACGGATAACGGACCGTGGGCCGCGGGCATTGGCAAGGAACAGCTCTACAAGTCACTGTACAGATTCTGCAAAGCTGAGCTCGGACTAGCAGCATAGTCGAAACGGCGCCGCAATGCGCCGTCTAGCAGGAACGGCCGCCTGCTACTGAAGAGACAGGCCAGAAGAGGCACAGAATTGAGCATGGACTATCAAACGATACCCGAGCAAACAGAACCCGAGCTGATAGCGCGCTGGGAATCGCGCGGCGGCAAATACTGGATTGACCTGTATTTCAATCCCTGTTTTCACCTGGCGGACGGCACAGATGTTATCGATGCTCATTACCGCGGTGACGGTTGCGGCGGCCCGGTGACCTGTACGGATGAACTAACGGCCATTCTCGCCATGCAAGCGCAGATTGACCGCGGATACTTCCAAGCGGATGCAAACAAAACACCTATGCGCCGCGTACCGCCGATTAAATGCGATTGTTGCGGGCAGATGGTGGAGCGGTCCCATCGGTGCGAGTATCCGCTTACCTAAGAAAACTGAGCAAGTTAACTCCAATGTAATCAACACTGTTTTGATGGTATCAACAATCTTTTCACTTAAAAAGTTGTTGATACCATCAAAAATAACGGGAATCCGAGTCGTTAACAGATGCAAACTAACCAGCCGGCGGAGTTGCCGGCACAAAGGATAGAGGTAACGCTTATGAACACTCTTGGACGGAGCAAAGCAGCAAAGTCACGCAAAGTTCAGATCAGCTTCCACTCGGACAATATGACCGGCAGTAACGCGCACCCCGCGATAAATGTCAAGGTTCAAAAACTCCCATGGGTGGGGGTATCTGAAGACGCGCGCACGACAGCCTATAGCGAGATTACAGAGCAATTTTGGTTTTCCGCCAGCGTTATCGCCCGAGAGCACGGGTACAGCGGCGTATTCTCTGAGGGCCGCTCAGACGGTTGGCTTGTCCCCTACACCCAGCACGATGCAGCCGGCAAGCTAGTCACTCATTGGACCGGGCGGGGACCGGACAAGGGCTACCCGCGTTACCCGAACGTGGAAGACGCTAAAGAGCGGCGCCAATTCGTGACGTTCCACACGGCAATCGAGGCCCTGTTGAGTGGTTCTATCGCGCAATACGTAGACCTGGCCGGCGAGCTAGCCTGGGAAGGGCAGGCGGTCTAATGGAACACATCCGAGCTGTACTGAGCCAATGCGGCGTAGCAATGGAATTGCACGATCACCCGCACGATGACGGCGCCGGCGGCGTGACTAGCGCGCCGATAACCTTGGACCTGATTCGGCCGGCGGAGTTGGCCGCGTATCAGGCGGAGCTAGCGAAAAGCAACCCGGACTATCGGCACGCGGTCATAGGCCAAATAGCGGTCATGTATGCTAACCGGATTTTCTCGCACGTGCCGGCGATCACGGTCAGTCAATCAGCATGGACTTATAACGCAAGCGAGGATCGTTACACGCGCGAAAACTAACGACGCAAAACGAGCGGGGGCGCGATCCCCCGCAAAGCAAGCCCGCGGGCGCGGGCAGAGAGCGAGTGAAAACAGTGAAAAAAGATGAAATGCTTCAATCGATTACCTCAATTCTCGAAGAGAGAAAAAAGCAGATCGGCGGGCTGTCGCAGGACCAGATCGGCTGGCTGTCGCAGGACCAGATCGGCGGGCTGTCGCGCTACCAGATCGGCGGGCTGTCGCAGGACCAGATCGGCGGGCTGTCGCAGGACCAGATCGGCGGGCTGTCGCGCTACCAGATCGGCGGGCTGTCGCAGGACCAGATCGGCTGGCTGTCGCAGGACCAGATCGGCGGGCTGTCGCAGGACCAGATCGGCTGGCTGTCGCAGGACCAGATCGGCGGGCTGTCGCAGGACCAGATCGGCGGGCTGTCGCGCTACCAGATCGGCTGGCTGTCGCGGGACCAGATCGGCTGGCTGTCGCAGGACCAGATCGGCGGGCTGTCGCAGGACCAGATCGGCGGGCTGTCGCGCTACCAGATCGGCGGGCTGTCGCAGGACCAGATCGGCGGGCTGTCGCAGGACCAGATCGGCGGGCTGTCGCGCTACCAGATCGGCGGGCTGTCGCAGGACCAGATCGGCTGGCTGTCGCAGGACCAGATCGGCGGGCTGTCGCGCTACCAGATCGGCGGGCTGTCGCAGGACCAGATCGGCGGGCTGTCGCAGGACCAGATCGGCGGGCTGTCAAGCGCAGTCCTCGAAGCGATCAAAGAAAAGCTGGAAAGTTAAACCGGCAACTGTCTAGACGGCAGTGGAGGCCGGCCGGCGCGCTTCCACGCATTCGCCTTTTGCATGGCGACGATATGAGGATAAGGCAGGCCGGCATCCCGATACTTGCGCACGTACGCATTACTACAGAGGCGGGTATGCAGAAAATGTCCAAAGTGGTACTTAGGGGGATGCAATGCCAACCTTTTCGCAGTTCCGATCAAAATCGCGCGGCGCCAGTTGGGAAGATCCGAGCCCCAGCGCGCGCAAAACTTATACAGCCAGGCCTCGGCGGCCTTGCGTTGCTCCCAGGTCAGATCAGCGAACGGGCCGGCGGGGTTGCGGGGCGACTTGCGAGCCTTCAGGGCGGACACGTTCTGCGGGTTGATATGTGGGGCGCCGGGAACGCGGGATTGGAAAGCCATGGAAACAGTGTACCAGAATTCAAAAAAGGAGAAAAGGACAATGCGACTTTACCATCACAAAACAGACGGCGGGGCAGAATATCTCTGCTCTGAATGCGTACCCGGCACAAATGAGGGCAACTTGTCGGAATCCAAATACCTCGTTCGCATTGACGGCAATACCCGCCAAGACGCGGAGTTGTTTGTGCGCGAAAGCAAGCCGACGGCGACGATCAAGGAATATTTTCAACATGACGTTTGCCCAGGATGTGACAAGCCCTCTATCCCACTCGAAGGTGTGCCAGACCAGTCTGGACGGAGTTGTGGCCAATGCGGGCGGGAGTGGTTTGAAAACCTAAACCAACCGGCAACCCCCTTGTCAAAATAAAGTCAGCCAGACTATTGACAAGCAACGATAACAGGGATACGGTTAAGAAGTTGGAGGGAATCCAGATGGGCACTTTGACAGAGCGTTTCCGGCACGACGTTTGCCCAGAATGCACAACCAATCCAGCCGGCTTCTATGTTGACGGGCAGGCTTGGGAATTGGCACCGCAGGCGAGCTACGCCGAAAACCCGCCGAATGACTGGGAAGACTGCGAACAATGCGGCGGCGCGCATCCAGCGGGATATACCGGTGATTGCCGGGCGGATATAAACCGTTGGCCGGCGGCGAAGTGTATCGCGGCGCTAACAGAAACGGCATAACAGGCAGGGCCGGAGACCACCAGACCACCAGACGGCCAGACGGCCAGATATGGGGGCAGTAACCCAATGACTCAAACCAAACACCAAACCGACCTCGACAACCAATGGACCCGCACAGGATACGAAGAACTGGGAATCAGCTTCGACCCTTCCCGGGCGCCTAACACTCTCCAACGATTCCTTGTCGGGGAAACCTCAGACCAGCGCGCCCAGGCACAGAACGAAGAAGCCCGCCAGGAATGGGAAGAAAAAGAACAGGCCACCCGAGCCGCGACCCGGCTTGAAAAATTTGCCCTATGGGTGGGGATCCCGGTAATTGTCCTGGCCATCGTGGAAATTCTCTGCCTGTAACATTACCGGCCGGCGGAGATGCCGGCACGCGCGGAACCAGCGCAGAAAAACGGAGATTTTATGTCGCACATTGAAGCAACAAGCAGCCAGTTAAACCAAATGCAGGTCTTGGCGGCGTTTGCATCGTTCATCAATCAGAGGCCTGGGCTCGACTTCGCGGACTACGGCAACGTCTCAGCCTGGCGGCAAGACTCAGCACAGATCACGCGGGACCGAAAGCGCGCACTGGCGGCGCTGCATGTCGCGGAAATCGCACCCTGGGACGCTATGGCAATGAAAGCGGCTTTCGGCGCATTCTCGGGCAGACTGACGCCGGTTATCCGCGAAGACGGGAAACTCGGACTCGTCTATTGCACCGGCCAATACTGGCCGACCGAGTACCGCAAAGCGGCCGCCAACGTGCTGGAACAGTACGCACAGGCAGTCAGGCCAAAGCGAACGCCCCAGCCTGGGGATGCTTTCAACTCAATCGCGGACCTGGCGCACGCTAACGAGGCCGCTGGTATGCACTGGTTCGGCCGAGGCAATAGGAAGTTTGCGCGGTCCCGCGTGCTGCCAACCTTGTACAAGGGCGACCGGCTCATCTGGTTTGCGAGCAGCGAGAAAAACGGATGGGACGACAACAGCCCTCGCCGGTTCTCTGTTCGGGTGTTCGATCCGACCGATGCGAGCGTAAACACGGCGGGCGAATTCAACGAATTCGCCCTCGCTGAGGATGCACGAGACCACGCCAAGGCAACCGCGAAAGCCGAGCGCGACGGGAAGCACACCAAGCCGGCGGAGCTGGGGCAAAAATGTAGCTTCTGCGGACACTACGGGGACGGATGCACCGGAAAATAGTTTCCAAATAACACTCCGTCAGACAGCCCGAGGCCGGGCGGCGAGATGTACCCGGCCAACAACGCACCACCACCAGAAGAGAAGAGGCACAAAATGAGAATCGGATATAAGCGTGTAAGTTCGCTTGACCAGAACACCGCCCGCCAACTTGAGGGCATCCAGGTCGATAAGGTTTTTGAAGACCATGCGAGCGGCAAGGACACGGCGCGCCCTCAGCTCCAAGCCGCTTTAGAGTGGGCGCGCGAGGGTGACCGCCTGGTTGTGCATAGCATGGACCGGCTTTGCCGCAACCTGGGCGACTTGCGCCGGGTCGTGGAAAGCCTCACGTCTCGCGGAGTCGAAGTGGAGTTCATCAAAGAGGGTATGATCTTCAACGGCGACGACACACCCATGGCAAAGTTCATGCTCAACATTATGGGATCTTTCGCAGAGCTGGAAAGATCTATGATCCTGGAAAGACAGCGGGAAGGCGTGGCCCTGGCAAAGAAAGCCGGCAAGTATCCCGGCCGGGCTCCAGCCATCCGCGCCGGCAACGGCAAGCTGGCGGAGCTGACCAAGTTAGCCGCTGAAAACACCCCAGTTTCCGAAATGGCGCGCCAGGTTGGCGTATCAAGGCAGACAATCTATTCCTGGCTGAAGGCCAGGAAGCAACCTCAGGAGGTGGCAGCGTGAAAAGCTGGCAACCAATCAGCAACGGTGGGAAATTTTATGTGCAATTAACAGGCGCCCGCACGCTGCATGAGGATTCGCGGGGTCGGCCAGTCCATTACCGATCAATCGAAAATGCCCGGAAGGCAGCGGACGGGCTCAACCGGGCAATGAGCCAGGCCGCTGCAATCCTATTCCGCAGAGCCCACTCTGCCAAACGCGTGATTGACCACATCAACGGAGACACCACGGATAACCGCTTGGAGAATTTACGCGCCGTAAGGGCATCCGAAAAGCAGGCCACAGCATGAGCGGCCCCATCCCCTACCGTGACCCCTCTGACCATGCCTCCCTCCTCCGCTCTCTCCTCTGGCTCGTCTTGGCGATGGTGCTGAGCGCCTTGGCAGTAGTGCTTGAGTGACAACCCTTTAACCAACCACCTACGGCAGCGGGACACTGAGATCAGCTGCCGTAGCGAAATCCAGATCCGAACCGAAGTGTATCTTACTCAAAACAAACAAGGTACACCCCCACTCTAAGTGGCACATAGAACTAAGCCTTTTACCTAGAACATTTTAGCCCTTTAGAATCAACAGGTTACTAAGTATTCCTTTTATTCTAAGAAGAAATCAAATCAATAAGAAAAAAGGTAATCAATACACTAATATGCTAAAATATATAATATAGTGTATTAGCTAATTACATAACTAATATACACGTTTTCTATAACTAACCGGGAAGATAGCACCCTGAAGCCATTTACTAGGTATGTGGTGGGTAATCAACAACTTGCGAAAGAACAACCCTTAGAATCCCCTCAGAACTACCCAGAATTTCCCGGAATTTTTCTAGGTAGAATGCTCCTCCCCCTGTGGTCATGAAGCCAGGACCTGTGGCGGTGGGACCCGGGCCTATTGCCATGGAGCCCGGGCTCCATGGTCACGAACCCAAGCCAATGTATGTAAGATAGGATTCCATGGGTATAATCTTGGGCGGTATATCAGGTCAGCGCACTCGACTCGTATGCGCGTCTATCTACAAAAAGCGCAGAGGCGCATAATACACTAATTTTTTATTTGACTAATGCCTGTAAGCAGGATATTATCGTTTTGTAGTCATGGAGGGTGGAATGGGAGACATCTACGAAATCAAGAAAGGCATACCGGCACCAGGTTCGAGCAATCAACCGAGCCTGACGAAGACCTTGCGGCAAATGGAGTACATGGACCGCATCGACATTCCTGGTGACAAAATATCCAGTGCGCATCCATGCGCGGCTCAAGTCGGTATAAAGATTAAAACACAAAAGAACAAAGACGGCACTTTTACTATCTGGCGGGTGGATTTGCCCGACATGCCACAGTTCTCGACCGCCAATGCCCCATCACCCAAGATAGAGATGACCGTGGCCAACCCCGATTTGGATCTGCCAGCGGGGTACTATATCCAGGAAGACCCTTATGGCCCAGAGATTTGGAAAGAGGGGAAACCACCCATCGCAACGGAAGATGTATCTGCTGTCGCCAAGAAATCAATTTTCGATTAGAGAGGCCTCATCACATGCCACACAGTCACGATTGGGAAGATGATAATGTTGACCCGCTGCGAGGCTCTAAAGGGGACACGGCTTTTCTCAGATCAAACTACAAATTTATGGCCGTCGGCGGGGTCTTCAGAACTGTAAAGGCGAAATTCCTTCCGGCGACGATCCATGCCGAAGCGGAAAAGGCCGGCTGGCGTGTCAAAGTGACGAATGAAGATCCATGGCTCAAGGTCACAGTTGTGGGGAAGGCTCTGCGGCGGAACCCGGACCCGCGGTGAACAGTTCCGGCCTGGCTTTGGCGCAGTGCATATGTAAGGCGTTAAACAAAGGGTATAGCCTTCAGTACCACTTTGTGATACGCAGTGTAATTATTTACTTGATTGTGTACGATTTTGCTTGACAGTGTTTGTCGGATTGCTCTACCTTTACATCATGCAAGGGCGGTACTCAACCGCATAAGGAGCAGCAAAAATGCAAATTGTTATCGCATGGACGGAAGAAACTCAAGAGATCGTGAAAATTGGCCGCGTAGATTTGGGCGAATCTCACAAGTTTCGCACTGTCCTTACTCCTAAAGCGTGCATGTGGGTCAACAAAGGAAATGCTCGCGATTTAGCTAAGGCTCGCGTATACGCCGCTAACGAAGGACACGCTGTCCTATGCTACGAGAATGAACACAATCCGCTAGAAAAGGCAAAGATCGACATCATGGCCGTATAACCTCCGCCGCGCGGTACTTGCCGTAAGCTGGTGCAATATCGCACCAATCCGCACACATCATGCAAGGGAGGAAACAAAAATGACAACAAAATCGAACCTCGTGCCTATCATGCGAACCTGTAACGCAAACATGACTTCATACGGCGGCTTCAAATGGCCGCGCAAAGGGCTGGTCACTTGCTCTGACTGGGAGCCTACCTACAAATGCGGCAACGGCCTTCATGGTCTCCTTAACGGCGAAGGAAACGGCTCACTACTCAACTGGTCAGGTGATGCGGTCTGGCTTGTTGTGATGGTGGAAGAGTCCGCCATATTGTCAGGCCAAGGTGATCTTACCGACAAATGCAAGTTCCCTTGCGGCACCGTCGTTTTTTCCGGAGCGCGTGACAAAGCTATCGCTGAGATGGTGAAGCGGGGTGCCAACCTTGCAAAGATCGTCGGCGGCACAGCCACGGCGGGCGACAGAGGCACAGCCACGGCGGGCGACTACGGCACAGCCACGGCGGGCGACTACGGCACAGCCACGGCGGGCGTCGGCGGCACAGCCACGGCGGGCGACAGAGGCACAGCCACGGCGGGCGTCGACGGCACAGCCACGGCGGGCGACAGAGGCACAGCCACGGCGGGCGTCGGCGGCACAGCCACGGCGGGCTACAGAGGCACAGCCACGGCGGGCGACTACGGCACAGCCACGGCGGGCGACAGAGGCATCCTCAATATCCGCTATTGGGATGGAAATAGGTATCGCATTGCCATCTTCTATGTTGGGGAAGATAATATTGAGCCAAATACTCCTTATCGCCTCAATGACGATCACAAGGCAGTAAAAGCCTAACCCATGTTCTTAATCTGTCACACATCATGCAAGGGAGGAAACAAAAATGACGATCACTCTCAAAATCAAAAGCAACATGGCTGATGATTACACCCCTTACCCTGGCGAGCGCACTGAGTATGGACGGGTACATGATGTTGAGGTCGCACTTACGACAGATCACGCGACATCGTCTTATGGTATCCCTGTCCTTGTCGATAGCAACGGCACGGCTTATGGTGCCAGTGATCGCGTCCCTTTGGCTTGTGTCCAGCCAGCCAGTTATGCCGTCGAGTTGGCGTTTGCCAATTATCCGACGGGAGAGGATTTGAGTTTTGGTGCGGAGCCGGTTCCGGCAGATTACCAGGCGCAATACAACTCCGCAGCAAAGATGGTGGAGAGTTTCTGCCGTTAGGCTCCGCCGAGTCGTTCTTTAATAACCAGGAGGTGGAGCGTGACAATGTTTCATGAAACGTTAGAAGAGCAACTTTCGCGTGTTGATTTGATGGTTAGCGACGATTCGAAATCAGATTTGAGCGAATACGAACGTGACGCATTGCGGGCGGTGATACTTGAACTCCGCATTATCTCCCACGCTTTCTTGGCCTTGAAGGAAAAGGAGGACGCAACACAACAAAGCTACGAGCGCGTGTCGGAATTGGCCGAGAATCTTACTGCAACTCTCCGCGCAATCCGAGACGCAAACTATCGGGAATGGGAAGAACTTGCAACTCCAGACGAGTTTGTGAAATGGGCGCAGTCGATAGCAAGAGCCGCAGTTAGTTCCGTCTTGCCGTCAGACCGCAGCGCATCCAGCGGCCAATCGCAAATACCACAGGCGGAAAACCAAGAAGCAAGCGGCTATCACTGGGCCTAGCAGCCTAACAGGTGCAATATCGCACCAAAACGTAGTACAGGAGATGAAAACCATGAAATACAAAGCTAAGGATGTTCCCTCAGTGAGCGCGTGTGTTGGATGCCTATTTAATATTGGCGAAAACTCCACAGAATGTATTGAGCCTACCGCTTCTCAGATGACATCTTGCTGCACTTTTGTCTGCGCGTGCGTTTGGAGACAAACAAGCAGGCCAGCAAACTGCCGTTGCCACTCGGACGGCACAATGAACATCGATTGCCCAGTCCATCAGGCTGGAATAAGGTCGGCTGCTTCGACAGGTAGCCAGGCATGGACGATTTAACAGGTTGTCAAACCATTTGGTGCAAAGTATTGCACCTGAAAGGTGAATCAAATGGGAACGAAGGAATTCAAAACTACCGTGGCCGGAGTGGGGCCTTTTTGTGTGGAGTACGCGGATGGCGAAATCGTCACCATGCGCCACGAGGAACTTCAACACCTACTTGCCGCCGCGCCCGCAATGTACGAGGCGTTGCACCGGGCAGTAACTGATATGGAGTTTTGGTCGAAGGGTCACTCTGACGCAGAGATCGCAATTGCGCGCGCAGCACTAGCCCAGGCCGAAGGTCATGTAAGATAACCCGTCACACATCATGCAAGGGAGGAAACAAAAATGAGCAACGTTATACACGGCTTACGGACATTCGAATTGACAGAGGACGGGAGCGAGAAGGTTGAATATACCTATCGCCGCCTGGGAAACATTGGCGCTACAGATGCAGAGTGGAAGGGGAGCCGCGAAAGCGTCCAAGGAACGTATTGTCAGTCCGAGGACGCACTTGAATACATCAACCTCCTGCTTGCATATCGGGAAGGGCACTCCGTCATGGGAAGTGGAAGGGAGTGTTTTGTTACTGAAGGTTATGACGGTCGATGCGCCCTCTGTAAAGAGACAGACCGCTTGACCGGCAAGGATCAACACGATAGTGCATTGGATAAAATGCTGGCCTTATTGAGGAGCAAAAACAATGGACTCTGATCACCTGGGGACCGAGGAAACAAAAATGACGATCACTCTCAAAATCAAAAGCAACATGGCTGATGATTACACCCCTTACCCTGGCGAGCGCACTGAGTATGGACGGGTACATGATGTTGAGTGCGCGCTTACGACAGATC